CAAAACCTTTGTGATTCAGGCTGAAACTTCGTTGGCCATTTACGCGATGTTGTTGGCTAGGCTGGATCAAACTGATGAAGTAGTAGAAAACGATGGACGAACTGACTGATGGCCAAAGGACTGTACGCAAACATTCACGCCAAGCGTGAGAGGATAGAACAGCAGACAGCCGCCGGCAAGACCCCAGAGCGTATGCGAAAGCCTGGGTCAGAAGGCGCACCCACGGCTAAAGCCTTTAAACAAAGCGCCAAGACAGCGAAAAAATGACAATCGAGCAAATGCAAAAGCGCCTGGCTGAACTGCAAGAACTGGCGAAGCAGCATGAAAGCATACTGTTGCAGATCAGCGGGGCCATCCAGGAATACAACCGTGTCATAGCAGAGGAGCAATCCAAAGCAATGACGGAAGGAGCCAAAAATGCCGCTGACCAAATCGCCCAGTAAGCAAGCGTTCGAAAAGAACATCAAAGCCGAAATCAAAGCAGGTAAGCCACCCAAGCAAGCGGTGGCTATTGCTTACGCTGTGAAGCGCGAAACCAAGCCTAAAGGCAAGAAGTGATGGAATCGCCCGTCAAACGGCGGGGGCGCAACGATGAGCCAGTGGACAAACCTAGTCCTGATGACTCAGAAGACCGCCCAAGCGCCATCAAACGCATGGGAAGACCATCCAAGTACAGGGATGAGTTTGTCATCATGCTGCTGGAATACTTTGGCCAGCCACCCCTAAAGACCATCACAACAGTAGACAAGGAAGGCAACACGGTGGAAAAGACCGTGCCAGCCCTGTTCCCAACCCTGTCCCGCTTTGCTGCGAATATAGGGGTTACTACTGAGACACTGCATGATTGGGCAACTGCCAAAACACCCGAGGGTGAGTTACGCAATCCAACTTTTTCTTACGCCTATAAAAAGGCGAAGGATTTGCAACAGGCCAATCTGGTGGAGGGGACGTTGGCAGGGGCTTACAACAGCACGTTCGCCATCTTCACAGCCAAGAATGTGCTGGGTTGGAGAGACAAGGTAGAGCAGGAAATTACCGGCAAGGACGGTAGCCCGCTTGCTGGCATCCAGGTCATGTTTGTGAACCCCGATGGATCAGAACGCAGCGATTAACACAGCTATTGCAAAGGCCGAGTTTCCGGTCAAGCTGCAAGGGTTGTTTAAAAAAAGCCGCTACAAGGTGCTGTACGGCGGGCGGGGTGGTGCTAAGTCTTGGGGTATCGCGAGAACGTTGTTGATTCTGGGGGCCAAGAAGCCCATGCGTATTCTGTGCGCCCGTGAGTACCAGACCAGCATCAAGGATTCCGTCCACAAGCTGCTGTGCGACCAGATTGAAGCCTTGGGTCTGCTGGGGTTCTACGAAATCACCCAGGCCAGCATCCGCGGGGCCAACGGGACAGAGTTTGCCTTTATCGGCCTGAAGAACAACCCAACCAACATCAAATCTTTTGAGGGTGTGGACATCTGCTGGGTGGAGGAAGCCCAGACCGTCAGCCGCCTGTCCTGGAACATCTTGATCCCGACCATCCGTAAGGAAGGCAGCGAAATCTGGGTGAGTTTCAACCCTGAACTGGAAACAGACGAAACCTACCAGCGGTTTGTCCTGAAGCCGCCGCGGGACTGCATCAGCATCAAGATCAACTTCTACGACAACCCGTGGTTTCCCGAGACACTGCGGCTGGAGATGGAAGCCCTAAAGGGCAGGGACTTACAAGCCTATAACCAGGTCTGGGAAGGGATGTGCCGTCAGACTGTAGATGGGGCCATCTTCGCCAATGAGATGATGCGGGCCGAGGCAGAAGATCGCATCACTAAGGTGCCGTATGACGCTACAAAGCCCGTACACGCCGTCTGTGACTTGGGATGGGCTGATGCGACCGCCTGGTGGTTTGTGCAGTTTGTGGGCATGGAAACAAGGCTTATCAGGTACTTTGAAGACAGCCAGCGAACCATGACCAGCTATCTGGCGCAGCTACAGACCTACGGGTATGTCTACGACACCATCTGGCTACCGCATGACGCCCAAAGCACAACCCTTGCCGCCGCGGGACGGAGCATTGAGGACATCGTGCGCCAGGCTGGATTCAAGACCCGCATTTTGGACAGGGTGTCGGTGGTTGATTCGATCAACGCAGCCCGCACGGTCTTCCCCAACTGCTATTTCGATAGAGAAAACACAGCAGATGGATTAAACTGCTTACGACATTATCGGTATGACGTTGACCCAGAAACCGGACAATTCAGCAGACAACCGCTGCACGACCAGTATTCGCACGGGGCCGACGCATTCCGTTACATCGGATTGATGATTAAAGAGCCGTCCAAGCCTAAAAAACGTGCCAATGTGGCCATGGCGGGCAACTGGATGAGTTGAAAGGAAAAAGTATGGCGTTGCAAGACATGGACAACGACACCCGCATTGGCGAAGCAATCAAGTTTCTGCGCCTGGTGGGTGAAGCGGACAGCCAGAACCGAGCCGAGGCGCTGGGCGACCTAAAGTTTGCCGCGGGCGACCAATGGCCGGTGGAGATTCAGAACAGCCGTAACCTTGAATCGCGGCCTTGCCTGACCATTAACAAGATTGATGCCTACGTTCGTCAGGTCACCAACCAGCAGCGCCAGCAACGGCCCCGCATTAAGGTGCATCCGGTCAACAACGAAGGCGACCTGAAGATTGCCGAGGTGATTGAGGGCATCACCAGGCACATTGAAGTCAATTCCAACGCTGACACAGCCTACGACACCGCGTTTGAGTACGCCGTAAAGATGGGCTGGGGCTACTGGAGGGTCACGACGAACTACATCAGCGAGGATTCGTTTGACCAGGAAATCTACATCGAGCCTGTTGACGACCCGTTTTCGGTCTACTTTGACCCCAACAGCGTAAGCCCTGACGGTGCGGACGCTGAACGCTGTCTGATTACCAGCGTAATGTCCAAAGCGGCATTTCGACAGGCTTATCCTGGTGCAGACGACGGGGCTAACTTCAGCGCCCGCGCAACTGGCGACAGTGATGCCGAGTGGGTGACCAAGGAAGACATCAGGCTGGCCGAGTATTGGCACATTGAGCGCGTCAAAGCCACCTTGGTTCTGCTGTCTGATGGCACAAGGGTCTATGAGGATGAACTGCCGTCCGCGGAAATGTTGGATGCGTCAGGCATCACCATCATGGACAAGCGCCCGTCCTACCGTAAAAAGGTCAAGTGGTGCAAGCTGACTGCCATGGAAGTCCTAGAAGAACGCGAGTGGCCAGGCAAGTACATCCCAATCATCCCGTGTTATGGGGCGCAAGTTGTCGTTGAGGGCAAGCGCAAGAAGTACGGCCTTGTCCGGTTTGCCAAAGACCCGCAGCGGATGTTTAACTTCTGGCGCACGGCCCTGACCGAGAGCATTGCCCTTGCGCCTAAGCCTAAGTGGCTGATTGCCGAGGGTCAAGACGAGGGCCATGAGAGCGAATGGGCACTGGCCAACTTGAAGTCCACCCCTGTTCTGCGATACAAGCAAAAAGACATCGAGGGTGTTCCTGCGCCTGTGCCGACCCGCATCCAGCCCGAGCCGCCGCCTGACGGCATCATGGTGGCATCGAGCGCGATCGCTGATGACCTGAAGACCGTGTTGGGCATCTTTGACCCAGCCCAAGCACTGCCTGGCAATATTTCGGGCAAGGCCTTACAAGGCCAGCAGCAGCAGATTGACCTGTCGAACTTCCACTTCTACGACAACATGACCCGCAGCATCAAGCAGACGGGCAAAATTATTCTGGACTTGATCCCTAAGATTTACGACACCAAACGGGTGCTGAGGATCATCGGGATAGATGGCAAGCCGGACATGGTGACCATCAACGAAGTAGAGGCAACCGGTGAAGTCCTTAACGATGTGACCGTCGGTCTGTATGACGTAGTGATGGACACTGGCCCAGGCTACAACAGCAAGCGCCAGCAAGCCGTGGACACCATGATGCCGCTGATGGCAGAACCTACGGTGTTCCAAGCCGCGGGCGATTTGCTGTTCCGCAACATGGACTTTCCAGGGGCAGACATCATTGCCGACCGCCTGGCCGCAATGAACCCGTTGTCGCAGATTGATGAGAAGTCCGATGTGCCGCCGCAGATTCAGATGAAGATGCTGCAAATGCAGAAGGCGATGGCCGATCAGGAACAGAAGATGATTGCCATGCAGTTGGAAATCAACAACCGCGGTCAGGTTGCCCAGATCAAGGAAGAAGGCAACAACCGCCGCAAGCTGATGGATGTCATTTCCCGTGCTTACAACACCGACACCATCAACGAAGCCAAGATCAACCAAGCCGCGGTCAAAGCAGTGACCGACCAGAACAAGATCGAACTGGA